AAGACGAGGTCGGCGTTCTGCAGCTTGTACTGGTAGCCCGAGTCGCGGCCTACCCGCCCCGAATGCCAGACGTGCCCGGCGAACTCGACCATAGCGCCCGGCACTTCGAACAGGGCCATGACCTCGGGCCGGATCAGCCCACGGTACAACTGGCGGACGGTATCAACCCCGCAACGCAGCAGGCGAACCCTGGACAGATCCGTAATCCTGGCTGACTTGGTATCGAAGAAGAGCCGTCCGCTCGCTGTTTCCTCGAAATTCTCGTTTACTCGAATCTGGTCCTTAACGCTCATTCTCTAGTGCTCCAAATTGCAACGAATCGACACTGTTCAGCCGTGTTTATCTGACGTGTTACAGGGACGTCAGCGCGCGCTTTTGCACGCCGGCTCGTCCCTCGCCGTGCGTGCAAAGTGCGCGTTGCGCTCGCGCGCTGACGTTCACCACAGAAAGCGCCCCTTCTGGTAAGGCACCACCGTCAACCGCGTACCACCGGACGACTCGGATGCCACTGGCTGCAACGGTGGCAAGGCTGGCTGCTGGGCCTGCTGGATCTGCGGTGGCTGCGAGCCTGCGGAACGATCCGGCAGGGTCGGATCGAAAAAGCCGTTCTCGACCACGCGCTGACAGAACTCGAAGTCGGTGGCGACCCGCGTGCTCTGCTGCGTGTAGCACTGGCACACGGTGGGGGTTCCGTTGACCACCGCATGCGCCATGCGCCCAAACTCACGGGCATAGGTCGCAGGATCGGTGCTGGACATGCAGTACAGCCGGGGAAACGAAACCGGCCGCGTTAGCTCGTCATAGATGGGCGCCGACGCGGGAATCTGCGGCACCCGAGGCACGCGCCGGCCGATGTAGCTGGCCGCGGTTTCCGGTGCGGTGCTTTGGTCGTCGCCAGCCGGTCTGATGAAGGCCCCGACCGCCTCACGCGCCTGCTCGACCATGCTCCCGGCCGGCGCGCCGCTGCCGGTTTCCAGCTGGGCTTTCTCGGCGCTGTAACGCTCGTAGGCGCGATAGACGAGAATGCCGGCGCCAAGGATGACGGCCCCTGCCAGGATGAATTTGGTCGGCACCTTGGTCTGGAAGTGGTGCTTGGCGTTGCTGCTGGTGTAGGCGCCGAAGTAGCGCTTATCCAGACGCAGCGACTTCTTGTCGGCGTCCTTGAAGCTGGTTTTCAGCTCGACCTTTTCTACGACAACTTCCGACTCGAAGCGCAGCAGTTGGGCCGACTTGAAGACTCGCCAGTAATGAATGTGGCTGTTGCACAGCCGACGAAGATGCACATCGAGGTAACGCGGGTCCTGGGTGACGAGGTGTACCTCGTGGCCCTGGTGGCGCATAGTCTCGAAGCGGGTGATGTGCTCGGGCGGGCGCGCCCTGGGATCGCGCGCGCCAAACCAGCCCTGCGCTTCGTCCACCACGATGATCGAATCGTTCGGCAGCTCGAACCACTTCTCCGGGTCTTCGAATTCGAACCACTGCGCTTGCAGCTGATCGGGCTTGAGACCGTTGATGTTGTGGAAGTAGACGACGCGGCCTTCGGCCAGCGCTTTGCGGTCCACTTCGCGGATGGTGTTGAGCGTCTTGCCGTGGCCGGGCTTGCCGGTGCGAATGACGAGCATGGCAGCACCTCCTTAGGCTTCGATGGAGGTGCCGCCCGGCGCGCGCCACACCTGGGCACGACGGCGGTCGGTGGCCTTGTTGATCCCGGAAAGGATGAAGCGGGTCGAGATCGCGGCGAAATACAGGTTAACCACCACGTCGAACTTCGCCAGGCCGAGGATGCCTTGAATCACCGGGCCGACATTGCCCATCAGACCGAACACATAGTCTTGGGCCTGGCCAATGATCAGGTTAAAGCCCATGTAGGTGACGAAGCCGAAACCGATCATTTTCAGCACCATCTTCACCAGCGGGCCGAGAATGATGACGAGCATCTGCACAACGAATAGAAACTGCATTTACTGACCTCCTACGGAGCGACCGACATAGAGCGCGGCGAGCACGGTGGCGACGGCGACGAACAAGCCGCTCAGGTCACTGGCGGCGCGGCAAAGTGGCTCATAGCTGAGTTCAAACGAGCGTCCGCCAGCGGTAATCAGGCTGAAACGCTCGGCGGTCGGGCAGGCGGATGGTAGAAACCGGGTGCCCTGGTTGATGAACGACGGCACGTCGATCACGCCCGATCCCTCGTCGAGCTGGAATTGATCGCCGGTCACCGCCGCCTCGATGGCGGACTGGTGCTTGGGGAAATCGGCCATCTCTTCGGCGAGGCAGAGCTGTTCCTTCTGCTGACGAAGCACTTCGCAATCGATGGCATCGCCGCTACAGGTAAACCCGGCATCGCAGGAGCCTGCGGCAGCCAAGCGTTCCGCCCCTTCTTCTTCGCCCTCTTCGGCCCCTTCGGAGGTGCAGCCGTTGCCGGTGCACGCCTTACTTTCATCGCCCGGGGTGCCGTCGGCGTTGGTGCCGGAGGTCGAGGTCTCATTGGCCGTGGTCGAGGTGCACGGCTTGGTACCCACGCAGACCGTCTTGTCGGTGGTGGTGCTGGTTTCGGTCGTGCTCGACCCGTCGGGGTTGGTGGTCTTGGTGGTCTGCTCGGTCTTCGAGGTGTCTTCGAAGCGCGGCGCCGGTTTGCCGGTGGTGCATTGCAGGTATTCGCCGGCGTTGTCGCAGTTGAGCTGGCCGGGTTCTTTAAACTGCTCGGTACTGTTGCAGCTGCGGGTTTGCGAGCCATCGGCATTAGTGACCCACTCGCCGCACTGATTCTCGCTGGTGAACTGAGGGGTGCTGTCCGCCGGCGGCTTAGCGGGCGGCTGATCGAATACGCTGCCCGGAGGCGGGCTATTGGTAGTGCACTGGGAGCCGGCGCCCTGATACACGACCTTGCAGTAAACGGAGTCCAGGTCCTTGCCGGTAGTCGCTTCCAGAAAGCGGTTGCACCCTTTGACAGTGGCGGTGCGGTTGTAGAGGCAGCCACTTTCGCAGATCGACGATGGCGGAAGCGAAGGCGGTACGGACGGATCTAGCGAGCCGGCGTTGTACTCGTGGACGAACTCGCCGGTTTCGGTAGCACACGCATCCGGCTCTGCCGCCTCACACTCTCCGGTCTGAGAGTTGTAAGAAGCATCAGCAGGGCAACTATCACCGTAGCGGGTGATGTACTGCGTGATCGTGCTACCCGATGGCAAATTGCGCCACCGGCAAGCGTACGAAGTATCCGAAACGAACGCAGACGGCGTAGCGGGAGGATAAGGACCTTTAATAGCATCACAAGCGACAAGAGGGGATGGATATTCAACACCGGCGTGCCCCCAATAGAAATCCAAGGCACTAGCAGATGAATGCCAAAGAAACAGCGCTACAAGAACAAGCCTAGGCATAATCAAACCCGCCCAAAAAACACGAGATAGAACGCCAGGGTGGTGAGGATTAGGACGTACAGTTCGTAGCTCATTAGCGTTTCCCTGGAAGAGAAAACCCCGCCGGAGCGGGGTTTGTTTGCTTCGGCACATGCAGTGCGCTAACCCCGGTTACAGGGCGCGGCGCATGTACTTGAACGCCATCGCGGCGATGATCACGGCGAACACCGCCCAGCCGATGGTCCCGACGTCGGTGCCAGCGGTCTCCAGCGCCCCGGTGGCTTCCGGCGGAACGGCGGCATAGACGGAGCCGGCAGCAGCCGAGAGGGCAACGGCGGCGCCGAGGCCGATTTTCTTGATGAAGTGCTTGTTCAGTTGCATGGGTGATACCTCACTGTTTCAGGGCTTTTTTCAGAACCAGGAAGCCGAACACGGTGGCGAACAGAACAATCGCTTCGCCTTGCAGCTCGGAGACTTGGTCCCAGGTGAGTGCAGAGCCGTAGAGGCTTTGCATTTCCTCGACCGTGAGGGCGACCAGCTGGCCAGAGCAGATGGGCGAGCCATCGGCGCCTTGCAGCCAGTCACCATCACAGGCGAGGAAATTCATTCGCCGGCCTGCTCGAGGTCGGCGGTTTGTTCGGAGGGTTCGCAGTCAGGGCAGACGGCGACGTGGGGCGGCAGGCTGAGGTCGGGCAGCAGATCGCTTTGTGGCGCGGGCAGGCTCATAAGTTTGCCCATGTCATTGCCGCAGCAGTCGCAGAACACCCGGTCACCGATCAGCAT